CCATCAGCATCAACTCATCACCATCCCCCTGAATGACCCTCGAAACCGCAACAAATTGCTTCCGGTCCATTTCCTCCCATTCTTCCGGAAACGCACGCGAAACCCTTCTATAAAAAGGTATCCAGGTAACAGGCCGATATTGAAGCTCCACGTTAATCATACTACAATATTAACCCCCCATCCAACCAAAAAAAAGGACATGAAAAAAGCCCCGTGGATCCACAAGGCTTTTTTTGAACACTATTTTAAAGAGATCGTGTCACCAACTCCCTGAATTACTTTTTAAACACATTCTGTATATTACTTACCACGGGCGACCGTATAACCAAATAATAAATAGCCCAAAGAAATCCAATAAGCATCAACAATCTCCCCGCCCATATCTGTGCCCATTGCCAACCACTTACAAAATTAACCTCAACCGTCTTCTCTTTGTACTGAGTCTCCTTGCTGGTATAGTATCGATCCTTAAGTGCAGCATACACAGCCACACTATCAACCTTAGCCTTAACCAGAATGTAATTATCTTGCATCTCAATCGTAGGAGGCTTCAGACTCTTCCCCGCCCAATAATCCGTTAACTTCTTAATGCTGATCTTCCCATTCGCATCACATTCCAGCAACGCCTTCAGCCACGAACTATCAGCCGGAATGATAATTGTCGTATCACGTACCTTTTCAATGGTATCATGAACCTTAGTCGTGATTTCAATTAGTCCCGGTGGCTTCACCGTCCGGCACGAAACCAACAGCGCACTCATCAATAATAATAGTATAATCCCTCTCATTCTGCAATTCTAAATTAAAATAAAACATTCAGTGAATTAAAATTTCGATAAAATAAACCAATCCAGCTAAGGCCCGTTACCTAAAATGATTAAATACATTCTAAATTTCTTCATGGAAACTATTTTTTAAACTCACCCATAACACCACGATTCATTCTTTCCTCAACCCTCTCCAGGCAGGCATTAGCGAATTGCCCGCTTAATCCATCCAAAAAAAAACTTCTTCTGAACAGCATTGTAATCACAGATGGCAACGTATTTTTTAATCCTTGCTATCCTGAATCTTGCATCAAATTCACTGTATTTTACTGATCTAAATAGAAGGTCAACTGAATCACGGAAGATCCTTGTAGAATCCTTCTGAATAAAGTAATCAGCAGTCATAACAGCCAAAGAGTCTTTTAACACCCTCATAGAGTCAATTACCGTTACAGTCTTTGGCAAACTTAAAGAGGACTGAATTTCACCAGGCAATTTAAAAGTATTCCGAGGGGTACAGGACACAAAACCTGTGAAAACTGTTGGCAACAAAGCCAAGAAACACAATCCTACTGTTAATATTGAAGCTCTTTTCATACAATTATTTCGTTTAATTTATTCACAAACTCTACATTATAGATGCCTGTCTGAGACATACTGATGGAAGACTGAGCAAGCTTGATTGCGGTTGTGATGCCCATGTTGACTGCCGTGTCAAATAACTGTATCGCAATCTGATCACTTTTAATCTTATCTCCACCAACCTTTAGCCAGAACTCATTATAATAGAACAACTCAACCAGAGCCTGTAACTTAACGTTGATTTTCAAAGAAGCAGGAAAGTTAGGAAGCTTCTTAGCTGCATCCACAAGTGCCCAACCTGCCCAATTTGGATGCATCTTTCGTGCAACTCCACTGATAGTTTCTCCACCATTATCGCCTTTGATATTTGTATAAATACCAAGGCCCTCTTCGATCATGACTTTCTTAAAGCCTTTCTTAAAATCTGCCATTATTTCTCGACTTTAGTTTTAACAACATACCCATCAATCTTATCTTTTATCACAGTCCATAGCATATCGAACATTCCATTTCCGGTTATTCGTTTGATATTTTCAAAGATGCTTTTTAGTTCAATGGCCCCAATGTATAGTGCCACAATTCGTGGAAGTAGATCCCCATCGTTAGCTATACGCTGCAAAATATAAGCGGCAATAATGGCTATAGTATAAAATAGAAACTTCTCAAGAGTTTTACCCATTTTACGAGCTGTGATCTTTTGGCCTTCCTTATAAGATGCATAAACGCCCGTAAAAAGGTCGATACCAATCAAAACGATAACCAAATTAATGTAGACTGAAATAGGCTGTAGCCATAGAATAAGCAACCCGATTAAGGTCCCGAATAATTCTCGAACAATATCCATCCATGGAGTAAATCTATATGGCATCTTTTATCTCTTTAACTTCCTGACCCTTTTGAATCAACTTATCAGTAGTCTCTGTTTTTTTCTGAGCAAACAAAAACGCCAATGCCGGCCCAGCTATAGATAAAAATATAGAGGCAGCCGAAGCAACCGCTATAACGATATTATTTCGGCTGAAGTAAATTACTTCCTGCGCAAAAATTAATGCCACTATTACCATAATAAAGGTAATTAACCTACTCTGTGAATGATTTCCAGGCGAAACTTCGAAAAATCCAGTATTCATAACTTTATGTATTTAAAAAATCCAAGTACTCTTATCCCCGTAATAATTTCCAATCTGATTCTTAGTCTCAGTCTGAACTACCCAATCAGTATAATCCACAGCATTCAAATTCAGAAAATCCTTAAGCGCCTGGATCCATCGCAAACCAAACCGATTCGCCCGATTGATAATAACCTGTAAAGTCTCATCATCAATCTTCGATTTCTTACCCCCATCGATACCGGTTGGCTCAGTCGAATTAAAAAACAGTCCCGTATCACACACATCAACCCTGAGTTCAGCCACGCCTTCAGCCACACTCATATAAACCAGTATAGGCACAATCATTGGAAGCAAAGCCTTAATCTTATCATCAGGAGCATCCTTCACCACCTCAGCCACAACCTTAGCATATAGCGCAGCGCCCAATAAAGGTTTCAAAGTAAACCGATCAGCCGAATCCAAAAACGGTTTCATCCTTAAAAATACAAGCCTGGAGTTATTAATCCCCCATATATCCGAAAACACAGAAGCATTCTTCACAAATCCCGTCCGTAACCGCTTATATTCGTCACTGCCCTTGAACACCGGGTACTTATCAATGTTCTTTTCCAAAAACTGCAGCACAGCATCCAGTCCATTATACCCCTCATTCTTAAATGAAGTCAGCAACCTATCTTCCTGATACTTGAACAAAGATTTATTCGCGGTATCCTCCGGCCTTACAGCCCCGTTATCCGTAATCTTAACCGATAACACCGGCCATCCACGCATATAAGCCAGGTGAATCAAAGCATTCTGAACCACAGGAAGCAATAAATCAAGATCCGCTCCGGCAGCCACACCTTCCGGCAATGGATCCACATCATCCACCGGAGCCGTATACCGCTTCAGTAATTCCAAATACTGAGCATCACCAAGCAACACGGCAATATAATCCCGCTCACTGGAGACAATATAAGGCGCCAAAGTATCAAAGTTCGAACTCATCTTAGCGCTGACAAACTGCCTTATCTCTTCGCTCTTAACGTTTTTTGCTTTACTGAATAACATTATGAAAGTTTTTTAGCAGTTCCGCCACCGGTATCCAGTGTGGTCAAAGTAATATTCCGAAACCTCAATTCAATATCCTTGTACCCGTTGAACTGCAACATTGCCTCAATGGGATCCAACACATCCTGCCTGATCAACCATGCCAGGATAATATTTACAAGGAAAGCCTCCCTGATATCCGATCCACTCCCGGCACTTCCCGAATAAGGTCCACCCGGCATACCGGCACCCAGCACAGAAGGATTAACCATAATACTAAATAGTATCTCACTATTCGCAGCAGCGCTTGTGATAAGATTCTCACCATCTTTCGTCTTATTATCCATCGGTTCAATAACCCACATCTCTTCGGCTTTCCCTGAGATATTCACCTCGAACCCTGAGAAGATAGCCTTACCCGCATTATCAACGCCGGTGATGCTGTCCTCAATTTTCTTCATCTCATCCGTAATCAGCTTCCGTCTCTTCTCAACATCCGGATATTCAGCAATAGGATACATCCTGTCCCAATACGCATACGGAATCTTAATGTGCCACTTCCAGGTGATCTGATTCACGTACATCTTTTTTAGGAAAGATGGAATCTGATGAGCAATGTCAATCCATCCGGCCAACTTAGCCGTGTACCAATCCGGAGTGGGGTAGTAAGGATAATTCGAGAACGAATCAGAAAGCGGATAACAAACAGATCCAATCTTCCCGTCCCCAAGTTTCTTCGCATCCCTCAATTTCTCCAATTCCCTCAAAGGCTCATTCTCATCAAGCATCCGGATTACCAGATACTCACTTGTATCAGCAGGCCTATCCGGAAAAGTCCCCGACATCACCACAGTCTCAATCCTACCCTTAACCATTTTCGTGAGCCTGGTGTAGTAAGCATTCATTTCATACACGCCATCAATCGTCAGCCCATCATTACTGAAAATCAATTGAGGAAACGCCCTGCCAAACTTGATCATATCCCTTAAAGCACACGACAGATAACGCCTAACAGACCTACCCTTCAGCAAATCAATCAACACCTTATCGTTAATCACCTCAAGAAGCTCATTACCATCCTTATCATACCCCAATACCTTGCAAGGAAATACCCCCTGACCCAGCGCCACGGCAATCTTATATTTCAATCCGGTTCTCAATACCGGAGTAAGTTCGATTTCATTATTGGCCGTCACCGGAAAATCATCCTGATCACCCCAAGGCATGATATCCACATCCCCAACCGGAAAACTAACGATATCCTTCGACTTCGGAGATGGCGTAGCCGGTGCCACCTGACTCTTTGGCTTAGCCAATGTCTTCGAAAGATTCTTATTCTCCCCGGTAGTCGTGAAGTAAGCCTTCTCACCAAATCCCATCAACGGGGTACCATCCTTATTGAATACTATATCCATTACAGTTTCACCCTCACACCGTTAAATTCAACAATCAAATCAATCCTCACCGGAGTAGGATGCCCGATGCCATCCCCATTTGCATCCACCGCCAACACTCCACGCATCCTATTCTCTTTCAGATTAATCCTAAGGCCGGTACTCACACCCCGATGCACATACACCAATTCACCACTCCGCTTAACGAACTTCATAGAAAAGTAAACCGGTTTCCCGTCTGCCGTTTCCCTGATATCCATTTCCCTGAGTGCCTGATTCCTTAATATCTTCTTAGCCATAGTCTGAGCGCCTTTCAAAAGCAAAGATGCACCCGCCCGCGACCAAAAAAAAGGACACCCACAAACCAAAACCACCCCATTCCC